CGTACCCTTACCGCTATTGAACGTATAGATGTTAGCAGGTAACGGCTCAATACCAGCAGATACACCTCCGGAAATAGAACTATTGCTAACAGTCGGGGCAATCGCGAGCAAATGCGTGTTACGCATTCCCGTGCCTTTACACCATTCTGGTTCTCCATATTCTTCTGCTAATTTTCTAGAGGCAGCCTCTGCTTGTGTTCTAATTTGTGAAAAGATCTTGTTAGTCCAGCTAGTAGAAGCTACGGACACAAATGGTAACCCTTTTTGTTGTAAAAATGTATGCCAGCCTAGAACTCCTAGACCGATTGCACGACCTTTCTTAGCTGAGCGATGTGAACGTGCTAATGAATCCTTACCGTCAGTCTTATATAAGAACTCTTCCATTACTCCGTCTAGGAAGTAAATTGCAGTCTCAATTAAGTCTGAGTCTTTCCATTCGTCGTACTTAGCTAAGTTGACTGAGGATAAGCAACAGATAAATGAGTGCTCTTCGTCTGTATGCAGAGTAATTTCGGTACAGATGTTAGTCATACTAACGTCTAAGTTGTTCTTAACGTATGCCTGAGGATTATCGTTGTTAACGTTATCCTTAAACATGATGTAAGGCTCTCCAGTCTCTACTCTTGACTTGAGGATCTCAACCCAGAGTTCGACCGCTTCTTGATCTCGTCGTTCAAGCTTGCGCATAAACTCATCATCCACGACAACGCATTGGTGTAGGTTGAGACACTGTCTATTTGGGTCTCCTTTTGGACGTCTGATTTGGAGGAATTCTCTAATGTCTCCATGATTGATATCTAAGTTAACAGAGGCTGCTCCTCTACGTACAGCACCCTGGTTGGTTGCAATAATAGTTGAATCGTAAATCTTAGCCCAGGGTACTACGCCTTCTGAGTTACCGTTACCGGTGATAGGTGTTCCTCTTTCTCTAACACGAGATAAGCTAATACCTACACCACCACCTAATGAGGAGAGTCTCATTAGCTCTGCATTTGTTAGACCTATTCCTCTAATGCTATCAGGCGTATCGATGCCAAAGCATGAGATAGGTAAACCTCTATCAGTACCTGTGTTGGATAGTACAGGAGAAGCTAAGTTTAACCAGCCTTTCCACATGTACTTATAAAATTTAGCAGCTAATTCAGGTCGCTTTAACCTGTTAGCAACAGCAGTGGATACTCGCTGGTAAGCTTTCTTAGGAGTTTCTCCTGGAAGCAAATAACCTTTTGAGATAGTTGCCAAGGATAACTCGTTCATCCATTCAGGAAAATCCTTTCCTGCCTCCCATAAGGAGGTATCTACATAGATACTGTTATTCATTTTAGTTTATTTTAGAAGATTGAAGCGGAATCCCACTCCATATGACCTTTACTATAGTTAGTTACTCTGTTTGCGAAGAAGTCAGTATGCTGCTTACCTGCAATAACCATATCAAACCACTTCATAGTCTTGATTGCGCCCTTGTCAATCTCTGAGGAAGGGATCAAAGGCTTAAGGCCTAAGTCACCCATCTTAGTATTAACACGGTGCTTGATAAAATTCTTAAGCTCTTCCTTGCCTAAGTTCTCTAGATCACCCATCTCAAAGGTCTTATCGATGAAATCGAACTCTAACTTCAAAGCCATTCTAGCTGCCTCTTCAATATCAGCAACAAGCTTATCAGTCTTAAGTTCTGGATGTTCTTTCATTAACTGCTTAAATAACCAGCAGCCTGCTTCGGAGTGAAGAGACTCATCTCTAACAGACCATTCTACGATCTGACCTACGCCCTTCAGCTTGTTTCTCATTTTAAATGAAAGGAGGACAGCAAAGGAACTGAATAGGTTAACACCTTCCGTAAACGCCGAAAAAATCGCAAGGCTACGAGCAACCTCATGGTAATCGATCTCTCCGTTGTGACCGTCCCTTACATTCATAAGAGATTCAATCTTAGCGTGAGTAGATTCGTCCTCTAAGAACTCTGCGAAGTTATCCAAACCTAATTGCTCATTCAATAGTGAATATGCTTCAGCGTGAATAGTTTCAAAGGCACCAAACGTAGTAGCCATCATGATAATCTCAGGCTTACGGAACCATTTTGTTACAAGACCAGTCCAGTAGTCGTTTACTACTGTTTCTGTCTGAGCGAAGCCTTTTAAGATACCCCCTATAACGTTCTTTTCGTGATCCTTTAAATTTGATTTCCAGTCTGTGATGTCGTTTGCCATCGGCACTTCGGTGTGTAACCAGTGTGCTTGTTGCTGCTTCAACCAGTACTCGTGAGCTTTAGGGTACTCAAATGGCTTATAAACCACTCGCTCTTGTAATATACTCATATCTTTATATATTTGATAAACTGTTAGACAAAAACAGCCCTTGAGTTTTATACTCTCGGGCCGTGTTTAATAAATACGGTCGCCATCAGCTTCCTTGCTGTAATTCGAAGAATCTTTTTGCTAAAAGTGCACGGTCGTGAGTATCAACTCCAGCTACATTAGTAGGTTGAACCGGTGCCATATCCTCAAGCATGATATCATTTGAGACTTCGATATGTCCGTTATTGGTATCTACCTTAGCATTATAAGTCATACCGTCCATTCCATATCGATTCTTCATGATGTGAATACGTCCAGTACCGTTTACCTTATCTTCTTTCTGACGTGAAAGAGAGATAGCTACGTCTGCTACCATCAACTTATCATACGAACCTGCTGCTTTATCTCCTTCAATGACTTGATCTTTAGCACCCATTCGGTTAACCTGAGAAGGTGTTAGGATAGGAATTTTCAGCTCCTTAGCCAATCCTTTCACAGCTACGAATACATCATCAATCTCGTCCTTACGCTCAGCGAATTTCCTTGAAGGTCCTCGCAAGTAATCAACATAGTCGATGATAACTAGGTCAGCCTTAAACTCCATATCTTCACACTTCTGAATGTGAGACTTAAGAGTTGTTACAGTAGCTGCCTTAGGAGGATACTCTTTTACAATTAATTTACCGGGTAGTTTAGTTACAATATCTTCTACCTTAGCACGATGCTTATTAACTTCGTCGATAGAGTAGCCTGTAAAGTAGCAGTCAAAGCGCTTTCCTACATAATCCTCTCCTAATTCAAGAGTATAGTAGATAACATTGAAGCCTTTCTGTACTGCATGAGCTGCAATAGCAACCATCATCCAGGACTTACCGCCTCCAGGATTACCGAATACAATTCCTAGATCACCAGGTCCAAAGCCTCCCTGGAAGCCTTCATTAAGTACCGGCCAGGGTGTAGGAATAGTAGGGCGGTAATTCTCTCGGTAACGTGATTCGATATCTTTAAGGTACTCGTGACCGATATTCTTATCCATACCGGCTTTTAGAGCTGCTTCGATCATACCTCGAATAGAATCGTAATCACCAGCATTCAGTAGGTCAGCAGAGTCCATCAAAGCTTGTTTAAGCTTTTGGTTCTTACAGAAGGTAGTAAACTCTTCCTGTACGTACTCTAGATCTTGCTGGGAAGCTTGGTAAGAGTTACGCAGCTCTTCTTTAATTGCAGTCTTTAGTACCTCGTTCTCGATCTTTACAAGCTCGATCTTAAGTACGTCCATCGTAATGACGGTGTGGTACTTATCAAAGTACTGAACGATGTTCTTTAAGATCCACTTATGTGAATCAGCATCAAAGTAGTCCTCCTGAATAGTATCACGTACGTTAAGTAGAAATGCCTTGTCTGTGAGTAGAGAGCCTAGTACCTTAACTTGGAAGGGCTTGCCGTACTGCGATAGCTTTGTAAGCGTCATGTAACCTATTTTTTAACTGTAAGTAAATATCTAAAATTTTCTAGCCAACTTTCTGTGTTCTTTGTAATGCCGTGCTCGATGTTATCTTGCTTAAGCATTAAGAGGAACGCCATTACATTTAACTGTGATGGACATCCATCCATTAAGTCCAATATAAGAACTTTTTGGGTATCAGACAACCTTGGCTCCATTAAATTCATTAAATCATGGTTCTGCCACACTCGGTCGTAGTTTGTAAGTATCTTCTGAAATACTTTATTCTTCTCAACACCTGCTTCACAGATCTCAAAAACATATTCCAAATCAGTACCGGGCTTATCAATCAAGTCCGGAAAGTGTTTGAAGATTCCTTTCGGTCCGAGGCCCTTAACGCCTGGGAGGTTGTCTGAATTATCTCCCAAAAGCGACTTCATTACTAAATAGTTTTCTGCAAGAACACCTACTTCTTCTTTTACTTCTGCAGGTCCGTATACTTTCTTCTTAATAGGAGAGTATACCTCTACATTTTCATTAACAATCTGAAGGAAGTCCTTATCTGATGATACGATAGTTACTTTGTTATTCTCTCCAAACTGTTGACCGATATATGCAATAACATCATCAGCCTCTACTTTAGGCATAGAGATCATATCTACCGGTAGCATCTGAAGGTATTCAACCAGACGTTCAATCTGTGCTGACATAGAAGCGTACTCGTCGTCCTTCTTATCAAAGATCTCCCAGTTGGTGATTCTAGTGATATCTCGGTTAGCTTTGTAATCCGAATTGATATTCTTTCTTGCTGCCGACGACCCTGGTCCGTCAAAGACGATCACTACTCTGGTTGGATTAAAAGTACGGGTTAAGAAACCTAATGACTTTAAAAATCCGACCATGCCGCCTACGTGAGCCCCTTGAGGGTTCATCATATTAATCATGGTAAAGCTGCGAATGAACGTATTCAACGCATCTATAACCAGAATGTGATCGTTAACTTTGCGGGGTGCCGACGGCTGTACTTTATTTAGTAAGTCGTCGTATTTGCCCATTACATATCCATATTAAGGTCGAAGTCTACTCCGATGTCTCGGATATCTTCTTCCATGCTTCCTTCTTCGATAAGGTCAAAGTCTACTGTACCTAAGAGGGTTAACCAGCGATCCTTATGCTCATCCTTATACTTGTCAATTGCCTTCTTATCGTCGAAGATGAATCCGTGAGGAGTCATAACGATGCGACCTCGTGACTGAATGCCGTTGATGTGATTCTTCTCAATCTGAATATTAGTACGTTTAGCAAACTCTACTTGCAGACCGCTCTTGATCGCTTTGATCTTAGAGGTACCTGGGTTAGTAATATTACCGAACGTTACTACTAACGTTGCATCATACCACATCGACATACCGCCTTTGTTCTGCAACTTAGCCATACCCATTGGTGATTCAGGCTTCATAGTCCATACCTTATTGATACATACTAACGTGTTGGTGTATGGAGAGCCTTCCTTACGAGAAAGAAGAATCTTCTGATTCACGTTATTACCAAACTGTGTAGACATAGCACCGGCATTCCATTCGTTGTTGTTCTTATTAGAACGTACTGATAGGTCGCATGGTACTGAACCGATAGAATCCCAGAAGAAACAAAGGTTATAAGGTAGATCGCCTTTCTTTTGATCGTCGATAAGATCGAGGATAAACGCGGCTACGTCTTCGATGGTATTCATCTGGCCTCTATCTGTATAGATAAAGAAACCTTCGTAGTCTACAATCTCACCTGTACTCTCGTCTACAACCTCTTGGAAGTCTAGACCCATCTCACGGGCGTGTTCCCAAGACCATTTCATCTCGGTGATAATGAACACCGGTAAGATTCCCATCTTCTGTGCAGAGACTGCTGCCTCTAATAAAGCGGTGGTCTTACCAGTGTCACTATGACCTCGTAGTAGTGTAATATGACCTTCGGGAATACCTGGGATAGAAGTAATCTCCTGGAAGGCTTTGGATAGTGGAATCCAGCGCTGCTCCTTGAACTTAATGCTCGTGTTAGCAAGGCCTTTATTCTTCTTAAATTTATCCAGGCTAAAACTCTTCTTGATCGCTACTTGAGCGCTCTCAGAAACTCCTTTTCTTTTGGCCATACTTAGAAGAGTAGATCGTCGTCCTTAAACAAATCGTCGAATTGGCTAACAGTATCGGCTGCCTTAGGAGCTTGAGTCTCCAAAGTAAACGACTGCTTAGGTGCTTGAACAGCGGCAGGAGCAGCTGCAACAGGTGCAGGAGCGTCGTCGCCGTCTTCATTACCAGAAAGCCAGTTCTCTAATTGCTTCTTAACGAAGTTAAAGTCGTACTTAGTGAAGCACTTCAAAGGATCTGGTTGAGTCTTCAACCAAGTATCTACATGAGTATTATTATCACTCAAAGTAGACTGCTTAGGCTTGATACGAACCGAAGTCTGAGGATAAGGATTGCCCTGTACCATCTCGACAACGATATCGAAGCCATTCATTACGTCAGTAAAATCACCGACATCCTCGTCAGCGGCTAATTGAAGCAAGGTGTTGTAAACCTGCTTACCGAAGCCCCACAAACGTACTCCTTTATCTTCTTCACCGCGAACTACTACAGGTGCGAATACACGCATCTTAGGTGCAAGCTTTCCAGACAATGACCAATTGTCACGATCGGAAGTCTTACGAAGCTCATTGACAAAGTCAACAACAGGATCTTGCTCACCAAAATTGGTTAGAGCGATCATAGGGTATTTTCCAATACCGTAGTGAAAATACAACTCACTGAAAGGGTATTCAGGGTTGAGTGCTGAAGGTACGATACGAATTTGGTGTTTGCCAACGCTTGGCTTCCAGAACACCGCTTCATAGTCGATCTTCTCTCGTTCCTCGCGTCCATTACTCTGCATGGAGGCGAGCTTTTGCTTAATAGCGGATAAATCCATACTACAACTGATTAAATAACTGATTAATAGAATATGTTTTCGTATACAATATACGAAAAAGTTTTCATAGCTCCAACTTAGAGCTCAATAATTTTATGAAGGCGGGTGTTGATACGCTTAAGTTCGTTTCCTCGAGTGAGTAGAATACAATTACGGTAGTCATTCCAGTCTACCCGGTAGCTTGAATCAGCTACTCCGCCGTTGAGCTCCTTAATGAGTGTATTAAGAGCGTTGATTGTATAAAGCGTATTAGATTCTTTCTTGCGATGTACAAGAATAGTATTATCTAGGAAGTTAGCGACATTCCCAAAGTCAACGTTATACGTGCATACGTACTCGTCATTACTTTTAGCATGGAGAACAAAGATCTTATTGTACATTATATCGTACTTACCTTTGATTGTCTCTACTAAGTTATCTATATTCTCTTCTGTGGTGAATGTACAGAATAGTTTATTACTCATATCGTCGTTCCAAGTTGTCGTATCTGTGACAAAGTCGTAACCAAATTGTGGTTCCATTACTTCCATTATAAATAGAATTTATTAGTCTAAAACTAGATTATTACTGTGTTTGTATTTTACAGGGTACTTTCCTCCCTGATCAAGGATTTTCTTTAAGTTTTCTAGGGTTTCTTTACCATCCTCCAAATAGAAGTCAAATAGGATGGCATCATAAGTGTATAACGTAACCTTTGACTTTTTATCTCTGAGGTAGCTCAGTACTTCTTTTAATATAAGAACGTTTCTTGAGGTCTCCAACGATTGAATCACATAATTAAATAATTTCTGTGGATTCATATCGCGTAAGTTAGAAAAGAATGGCTTATTTGAGATAGGAGCACGTACAATACCGGTTTCAGTAAACTCTTTCCATAGTTTATTGATGAATACGGCTACTTTGTCAAAGAATTCGATGTGTCGATACTTATCCGGCACACCTCCGTACATAATCTGGAAGGTAGTTTGCTTGGATTGCTTATATTCCTCTTCTGTAAGCTCGTTCTTACTGAAATACATCCTTCCTAGCTGTGTATGCACGCTTTCAGGTGTGAACTCATAGCCAACTACCTCGCCAATCAAGCGAATATGGTAGCCATCAAAGTCAAACTCTATAAATTTGTCTCCTTGCGGTATGAAGCACTTTCGATATTCTTCTTTCTTGGGGATTGCAGCGAAGTTGACAGCATTAAAGGCACTAGTAGGGCGACTAGTGGGATTATAGAGATTGTAATTAGTATAAGCCACATTGCTCGCAATACTAAAGCGAGGATTTGTAGGGGTAAACTTGTTAACAAACTCTTCATATGTTACTCTTATACCTGATTGTTCTGATAAATAGAAGACTCCCATGGCTAATCCGTTGTAGAACTTCCAGCTAGGATCTTCAGTCATAAATTTATATTCCTGTATAGTTTCTTCTAAGGCTCTATAGTTACGTTCACATTTTTCGAAGAGCTTAGGTAGTGGAATGATCGTATTTAGATCTTCTTTCTCACTTAATCGATTGTAAAACCATTGAATGGTATGAGGAGGGTCAGGAAGCTGTAAGCTTTCGTACTCTTTCATAGAGTACATCAGGTTTATATCATTGATATTACCGTGAGAGAAATGATATAAGAACGCTTTCTTGTTAAACGTATACAGTGTATCGTAACATTTTAAGATGTCTTGTATGCGATCCTTTGAGACATTAAGTCCTTCCGAGTGATTTACTGGAATAATGTATCCTTCACGGTGGCCGATAGGGCGTACATAAGCAGCAACAGTCCCAGTAAGTAAACTGTGATAACGGTCATTGCCCGAAATAATTTCAACGTAGGCTTCATTTCGTCCTAGTGCACAAAGATAATTTAACTGTTCGTCGCTTTCAACGATATAAAACATAACTCATTTATCATAACTGGCTGGTTTGAGTTAGGTAATCGTGTAACCCAGGGAGGGTCTTATCTAATTTCAAAACCTGCTTTTTATTCTTAGTCTTACTTCCTTCTACAATATACGAACCATTTACCGAATCGTCAACTGGAGATGATAAATCCCAGTCTATTAGTATAACTTCATAGGAAGGGTGGTGGTATTTGTTAGACTTACTGTAAAGTTCTTTATACGTGTCTCTGTTTATCTCAATAATACTTCCGGTGATCTTACTCTTAGCAAAGAATCTTCGATTAATTTTTAATTCGTAGTCTGGTATATAAGTGTAGGAAGGTACTGGTTGAGTTTCTTTAAGCAGTAGTTGGTTGGTTGTAACTTTAGCAGCATCGTCGTACTTCTCTCTTCCTACGTTTCGGTAGGTAGATGTAGAGAGTGCCGAGGTTTTAATAAGTTCCTGGCTTTGATTTTTGTTAAACTCAGTACCTGTGTAGAATGTTCCTTTTGAGGTTCTAATGTAGAAACCTGTATATAGTTCTCCGGTACTAGCAATTGTAAATTCTTCTCCAAAAGTATACAGAGCAGCAGTATGTTTAAACTTAGGCAGATACATATTAAGCTAAATTAGATATTTGGAAAGAATCTACTGTTGCTGTAGCAAAGCTTCCTCCTTCTGATATAAGTATTGCTTTATTGAGTTCTTTAAACATTTTTATGTTATCCGGTCTAGTTTCTGCAGCGCCTGCAAATGCTAGTACAGTATCTTTGGTAATATTAGAATAGAATGTACCACTCAAATTTGTCTTCATTCGAGATGTAACGTTGGCAATATAGTTTGCTGTATCGTTGCCATCTGATGCTGGAGCGTACTTATTAATAATTTTAGAGACTGTGTTTATGTTTGCTTTAAAGTATCCGTTGAGAAGGTTCTTCATTCCTGCTCGTACTCCATTATCTAGGGTATCAAAGACTAAGAAGTACCCTATCGAAGTATTTCCTCTAAAGCCCTCTTTTTGTCCGGTCACTCCGTTAAAATTAACTGATGTTCCTATCGGACGTATATTGTAGGGGTTATTATCGGTTGATGTAGAGTAGGCTCCTGAAATAACATCTGCACCAGAACCAGGGCTAGAGGAAGCTCCAGTAGCTCCAATATCAACTCCTAGCTTCCAGAACTTTTGGTAATTCTTACCATCGTTAATAGTGCCTGCGTCGTTTACATTATAGATCTGAGTTTTTATATTTGTTACCCATTGGCCTCTGTTTACCTGATGTTCTACTCCTGTGATTACAAAAGCAATATCTGTACCTCGAGTACCGCCATATGTACTAGGTAACACTCTTTTATCAATTCTAAAGCTCTCTAGTACTCTAAATCCTGACATTCCATGGAGAGCTAAGTTAAGCTCAAAAGGAATAATAAAAGAATATGCAGGATCCTGCTTCTTACCTATAACCATATTACAGTAGTTTTGGTATAAACTAGATACTGTGTAAGCGTCTGTTAGGTTTAGTACTTTTGCTACTCCGTAGATTGCGTTTACGTGAGCGAAGATTACAATCATATCTTTTTCAAAAGCTTCTAACATCTGCTCATATGTGGTAGTAGCAGCTTCAATTTTAACAGAGTCAATAGTACCGCTGTCGTCTTCTATAGTGTTAATAATACTTTGTTCTAAATCTTTACTTAAGGCATTAAAGCCTGTTCCTTCCATATTGGTAGTGAACGGTGAATCTTGAGCTGAGATGGCTATCATGTTCGAAATCCTTGGAGATATCTTACTTACAAGTCCTACGTTTTTAACAATACTATTTAAACCGAAAATGTTTATTTGTGGGAGCTTTGACTTAGGTACTGTGCTTAAATGATTTCGATCTACAACCGTAAACGTTGAAGACTCTTCGTAGTACTGTAATTCGTATTTATTTATTACTCCAGTTACTCTTTCAACTTCACTAAATAAGCTTTCAAAGAAGTCTAATAAGGCTACTGAGGCATCTCTGCTGGTATGTTCATCAAGTATACGAGTTATAGCATTAATGTTAAGTAGTACATCGTAGACAAGAGGAGGATCAAAACCTTCCTGTCCGTCTAATAGTGACTGTAGTGTGCTTGGTAGTAAGCATACTTGAGGATCTATAGAGATGTGTCCATCAATAGTTCTGTAGAAATTATTCCCTGAGTCTATTTCAAAAGATATGTAAGGAGCGGTAGCTTTTTTTAACTGCTTATTAAGTATAGCTAGAAATAATCCAAGTTTTACAAATACCTGAGTAGCATCTTGAGCAGAGTTTCCGTTTTGAGTCTGCTCAACAGTACTGGCTTTGTATACGAATGTCTGGTGGTATAGTTTGCTCTTTACTGTTTCCTTATCTTTAGATGAAATAATATCATCAAGCGTATCATCAGGAAGAATTATATAGCCGGTGTCGGGGGCTGTAGTATTTTCTGACCATACCTTTACCAGCAGCGCTTCGTGGATCTTTGTCTTATATTCTTGAGTAAACGCCATACCTAATTAGATTGTATAATCTTTAAATCGCATTACTACCATTTCATTTATTCGGGTTGGTCGGACTAAGATTTCAACTGCAGGATTATCCTGTACGAACTTTTCTGCTTGATCAATAAGACCGTTGACATTGTTAAGCTGGTAGTAGCTTCCTTCAAAGCCAAATGTACCTTCTTTTAGGTTTATGTAGAGGCCCTTGTCTTTCCGGTCTTTAACAATGCTTGTCTGTCTAGTAACTTTTAACGCGTCATTCACTCTTGCTTTATATTCTTCGTAAAGTTTAGATAATGTTTGACCGGCTTCAGGATCTGCTGCACTATTAAAGTCTGGTGGTGCGATAGCGCTTTTATACCGTATTTCGTTAACGTCGGGGAATTTCGGGGTAATCTTAGCTTTTGCTTGAATGTCTGTGAGTGTTACAGGTTTGTCTATCCCTTGAACTGTAACTGTTTTAGAAGTTACTGCGAGAGCAGCGGTATCTACAGCATCAGTTGCTTTTGTTATTGCTTTTTTAATGTCCGCATTAGAGACATAGAAGTTAATTTTTAAGGACTCTGCTACATCACCTGCTGTTACGATATATGTAGAGCAGTCATAACCGCCGTCGTTTCTTAAAGACCAGGTAAAGTTTTTTACTATTCCTGCTATACCATCATAATGGTACGTATACTTATTGCGTTTGGTAACCATAGCTGCTTGTGCAGCTTCTCTGGTATTGTAGGCTGTAAAATCAATAGGTTCTACCAACGTATCAACGTTATAGTTGCCGTTATCGTTAGCTAAGTAGCCTGACCATCCCCATTCTAAGAACACGTTAAACCCGGGTCTCATATAAAGGAGTTCTAATACATCCAGTTGCTCTCTACTCCAGCATTGGTACTTTACTACAGCTGTTCTTAAAGATCCGAATCTATTATGGGAATGAATCTGCATGTCCTGTATACCGGGAGCAGGTCTGTATCCGAGCTGTGTTCTTTCATAGCCTGGAAGTCCATCTGTCTCTTTATTAAAGAGAGTAAAGAGCACGTTATTCTTAGCTAGTTCAATACCGGTACCAAACTTTTCAGCTGTCTTAGTACCTGCTTTAATTTTAACGGCTGAGCTTAGTCTTACCCAAGGTGCTAGGGACTGGTATTGTATATAAGCTTGACGTAAAGAACCATCGTTAGCTTCAAAGATGTTTTGACGATCTTCGATGCTTTTAGCAACGGATCCTGCTATAGGTGTACCTACAAGATAATTCATCTAGAAGCATTTAACTGTTCGTAACTGTTTAATATAGCTCTTAGAGGTGGAATACGCAACTGTAACCCTGGTTCAATGTACATAGTATCTCTTCTAACCTTGGGATTAGCAGAAGCAATTACCCACCAGTACTGTTGATCGCCGTAAAATTGCTTAGATAAAATATCAAATCTATCGCCTACAGAGGCAACTACATAGTAGTCTTGCTCTGAAGCTGGTACTTCTGGATAGATAGTTGCTCCTCTGTAAGGCTTATCTCCTACGTTACGTACCGGTATGTCTTCGTATCTTTTCATAAGTAAGTGTCTTGATCTTCAATATTACTAAAGAATCCTTCTCCTACTTCAATTGACGGCGTTAAACCACCAAATCTGCTTGACCTGTTAGCAAATAGAGCGGCGAAATCTTCTGCTTCAGTTGAAATAGCAGAAGTTAATTTATCAATTAACGGCACTAATTCGCCTTGAAGAAGATCAATTTCATCTAACTGTAGAGCTTCCATATCTCCTAGAGTAGCTAATGTCTCTTCTCTTGCAAAATCTCTGTCAACTACCTTACTTCCTTGATTGATGTACTGTCCGTCTGGTGTAGCTTTGCTGAATGGGGATGTAAAGAGCTGAGGTACTGTGCTGTGGATTGGAGTAAATTGGATATTAGCGGTAATAACTTGAGGCAGTAGCCTTGCTTTATTATCTCCGTATGCACTCTTCTGACTGTAAGACCATGGTACATCGTTGGCGACAGTAATAGATACTGAGTTTATTATTCCGGCAGTACGTAGATAGTTACCCATTGTCATATAGACAATAGTGCCTTGAGGTAAGTTATCCACATATGTAGGAGCAGTATAGGATACTAGAGAGTTAATTTTATTAAAGACTCTTGGTTGCTCGGCAGCAGAAAATATTGGAATAACTAATTGAAAGTTAAACGTTCGAGTAAACCCTGTATATGTAAAGAATTGTTCCATTCTACCTACGTAGTTAACTGATTGCCAGTTACCTGTATAGTTATCTGAGATGTTCTGAACAAAGCCTCTAAAGGTATTCATCGTAGTAGTTGCTTTTCCAAATACGTTGAAGGTTACTCCCATCAGTAAATCGTCTTTAAGAGTTCCTCCTACGTCTAGTAGGTTAACAGAATCAGTTGACCGTGTATCTACTAAGTCGGGCTTAACTCCAAGAACAACCTTTTTATTGTTTTTAGCTTGAGCACTAGCTTGAGTTCTAGTTAATACTGTGTTAAATCTCTCAGGCTTACCTAACTCACTTATTTTAGTACGTAATTGAGAACGTTTCTCAATACGTATTGTCTTACCGGCAAGTGCTTCACTAGCAGCATTATTATTTCTAGTATAGTAATTAGTGAGAGGTCCTCCTCCTAATGCAGAGAAATGCGTACCTGTTCTATTAACAGGAATCTGTAGAAGTATGTTACCGATTCTTAAGGCCGGGTTTACGACAGTATTCTTACTAAAGATGTCTATTAAAGTATCTGCTTTACTGGCTTCAAGCACTACTTGTTTAGTAGCAAATTCTACTCCCGGTCTATCGGCTAGCATTTTAGTAAGACGTTCTAGATCTTCGGCTCTGGCTTGAATCTGATTAGAGGAAGGTACACCCGGATTGTTTATATCTTTTTGGATATAAGGTGCTAAAGTACCGAACTTTAGATCTTTTAATTTAGTTTTTAAATCTAATAAAGGCATCTTAATTTAATCTTGGGTTACCTAAAGCCATTGAAATACCAACCTGATTGGCATCCATAAATATCTTAGTGTCTTTCTTAGCCTGCTCTTCAAGTAGTTGAATCATCTTGTCGTACTTTTCTCCTCCAGCATTCTTCTCTTTCTCTTCTTCTCTATCTTTTCTATTAAGATAAGCTGTAAGACCTCCGATTGCAGCTCCAATACCAGCGCCAGCTAATGTTCCGACACCTGGAATAATAGATCCAATCATCGCACCTGTGCCAGCGCCTTGTAGAGCACCTCCTGCTGTACCTAATCCTACATTAGCAGCACTACCTTCTTCGTAGTTATCGGCTAGAGCTGATACTCCCATTCCTGCAATGCCTGCTATTGCTCCTAGACCTACACCTTTCATTCCCATAGCTCTACTCATACCGAATTTACCAGCTTGATTCATTCTCATAGCTGCTGCGTATCGGCTACCGCCTGGTAAGGTTCTCATCATGCCTCCTAACCCTCCTTGGCCGCCTCCGGCACCTCCCATCGGGCTCTGATTTACAACAAACACCTTTTGAGGTATAAGGTTTAGAGATTTAGCAATAGAGGATAAAGCCATTGTTCCAGCTCCTACAAGAGTAAGGCCTTTGAAGAATGGATTAGCAGCTAGATCACCAGCAATATTAGCAATTTTTTCCAGTACAGGAGATAGCTCGATAAATAATCTCTGGAATGTACCTAGTAGTTTTTTAGATGCATCTTCAAAAGCTTTAGCAGCATCTCTTTCTTCTTGAATCTGAGATAGTGCATCTCCAAAGCCTATGTTCTTCTCTTTAGCCAACGCTCTAGCTTGACTGATCTGCTCTGTTGTTAGGTCTCTGGCAGATTTAGCATTAGCATTTAATGCTTCTTGCTTTAGAAGCATCTCACTCAACTGCTCAACGTTTAATCCAAAGGCCTGTGCTAGAGATTCTCTTTGAATTACGTTCATCTTTTCGAACTCGTTAATCGAGCCGATCTGAGTTCTCAGTTCTTTTGCTAAGCTTGCTTGATCACCAGTCAGTGCTGCTGCTCTAGCTTTTTCTAGATTAAGCTGACGTCCTACTAGAAGTTCAGCTTGAAGCTCATTCTCGATAGAGGTCTCAAAATTAAGTAAGCTACTTGAAACACTGCTTAACTGTTCAAAGGTAGCTCCTAATGCTTTTGCTTCTGCTACTGCTCTAGCTAATGCTTCTGGGTTTCTCTGTAGATTAACTAGCGTAGTTGAAGACATCTTACCAATAGTTTCGTAAGCGTCTTTCAGCGGAATGTTTACTCCTAGAGCAAGACCTGCTTGTGTTACAGATTCTGCTATATTGTTTGTAAAATCTCTAGAGTTAGCTCCAAGACCTTCCGAAAGCATGGTGAGTTTAGCAGCAGCTTCTGTGCTTACTCCCATATACTCGGTAAGCATGATAAAGTTCTGTAGAGTCTCCCCACTAAACTGTACTGCTAAACCTAATTGACCGGATAATGTATTCTGTGCCTGTAATAGTTTCTGAGTAGTTACTCTGCTATCTTCTGTACTTAGTGCGAACCTATCGAAACTTCTTTCAATATCTCTTGCAGCACTCATGCTAATACCCAAGTTAGTACTTAAGTCCTTAGTATTCTTTGAAAGCTGTAATGTACCTGCAATTAAAGCAGGAAGAGATAGCATATCGAATAAACCTTTACCTAGGGCTTTTAAACCTGCTCCAAAGCCTGATATAGTACTACCTGTCTTAGCTACAGCTTCTCTGGCTGCTTTTTCTGCTTGTTGGAAAGGTTCAGCGAATGCTTTAAATCCAGGTATACTGGATATAAATGTGCTTGCTGTTCTAAAGAACTTTGTAGAGGAGTCTAGTTTAGCTGCCTGTATTGCAATTTCTTTGTATAATTCAGAAAGTACTTTAGCTTCTCCTGAAGCTCTATAGAGGTTTTCTGATTGCTGTAGAAGATTATCTTTTGTTTTACCGGTTGCTGTCTGAGCTTGAGTATAAAACTCACCAGCTTGTTTTGCTAACTGAGTAGCTTTATCCTGGTTAGCTTTTTGTTCCTTAATAGCATTCGCAGTACCAGCAGAACTCTCTTGAATACTTCGTTGTACTTTAGCAACGTTATCTGCAGAGGTTTTTAGTTGAGCAAACACTCTACTTACTTCAGCAGTATCTTCACCGGTACGTCTTAATGCTTTGTTAAGTTCATTAACAGCATTATTAATAGAGCCAAAGGACATTTTCAGTTCCTCGGCTCTCTCAATATTACCTTCTAAGTTTAAATTATCTTCTGCCATACAGTAGTGCTATACTAATAAATAGATTACTACTGTTTTTTAGTAGTGTATGTCGCTTTTTTTACTGCATCCGGAATCTGTACAGTATTGCTTGGTGCTGCTTGCTGTACTCCGGTTGCTTTATCCATAGCTTCTTTTTGTGCTTCTGCTTCTTTCTCGTAGAAGTCTCTGATTGATTGAAAGGTGAATCTACGTAGCCATATTGGCATATTGTAGACCGTCTGCCAATCATACCCTCCTTTACCGTGAAAGACTATGTCGTGTATCTGTTGATACAGTAGAGTTCTATACTCAGGCGTCAGGCCAAAAAAAGCTAACAGTAATTGGAAGGGCAGCCTCCCTCTCTGCACCGTCTAAGTCTGTGTAGGTATAAGTCATATCTAGATCTGGAGATACTTTAGTGTAGTATTCTCTTAATGCTCTAGCATCACGAGCTAATAGTCCGTAGTCAACAAACTCTCTAACATCCTTCTTTTCTCTTGATCCGTTGATAGATGTGATAATATATTTCAATCGAGTAGTAGCTTCGGCAATATTATCTTTATTGATCTTCTGAAGGCCTTTAATCTCTTGTTCGATCTTAGTTTCATCACCGTGAGTTAAAAGCTTAAAGGTTACAGTATTGTCTGTATGAGGTAGAGTGAACTCGAATTCATTTTGACCTCTCTTATATAAGTCTTCTTGAATCTCTTTATTATTGAAGGTTGTAAGGTCAATAGTCTGCTTACCGTTTCCTAGATCAAAATCATAGTCTTTACCGTAAGATAAGATTCTAGCTGCTACCATAATAGCATTCTTATCTCCAATCAAGATCTCGTCATAAGGTACTTCTGTTACAATTAAAGACTGTAATAGCTTATCAATGACAGTGCCTTGTCTAATATAATTCTGATTGGTTAAGATGTCTTCTTCCCGTGCGGTCATGTATTTCATCTCAATTGTACCGGCGGATAAAGGGTGCCCTTCTGGGTAGAGTAAGCCTTTTGACGGTAGCTCAACCGTTTCAGTAGGTAACTTAAATTTTGATTCCATATAACTGTATTACTTTATATATAAATATATGAAAATAAAAAACCCGGCCATAAAGACCGGGCTTTCCTTTGTTGACAAGGCGGGGTATTAGAAGTTTAATACACAGTAGTCCATTGATAATACTAGTTCAACTGAGATGGCTTCATCTGTAGACCAGTTGTAAGTACCGAAGTTAGAAGATTGTACGAATGCACCTTTAACGATCCATTCTCCTACGATATCTCCAACAGGACCTAGCATATTTAAAGTTACGTCTTTCTTGTAGAAGTCAGAGTATCCAGCTCTACCAGTTACTGATTCATATCCTAAACGAGCCCACTCCATTACAGCCTGTGCACCAGAAGGTGTGATTGGATCGTATAATGAGAGAGTCATGTTCTGCCATTCTCTCTTACCGCGGATCTTTCTGTAAGTGTTGATGTGGTCAAGCTTGATAACACCGTCAGTAAAAGAAGGTGAAGTTACGCTCTTAACCATATATGATGGAATTCCATCGATGTACATGATAAATCTGTTCGTTACCTTCGGTTCGAAGGCGGTAAACATGATTTCGTTTGGATCTAGTACTGGCATGTTACTTTAGTTTACTTTATTATAAATAGTTACGCTCCAAATGTTGCACCTGTTGGCTGAACAACGAAGTCAAGTACGATGAATTCCGCAGTCTTAGTTGGTTGGATAAAGATCTGACCTACTAATTGGTTTCTATCGATAACGTCAGCAGTGTTGTTGGTGTCATCCATTACAACTCTGTAAGCGTAAAGTCCTTGACGCTGTACTACAGTTTCAAGATATGGGTTAGTGGCGGCTAAGAATCTGTTACGAGTAGCGATTGTGTTCTGCTCGAATACTAAGTTGTTAGCTTGATCACCGATGAAGTTCTTAAGGTTGATAAGAAGTCTACGAACGTTTACTCTGTCTAATGCAGAAGCTTTAGTCTGTAATGTCTTCTGACCGTAAGCTACAACACCTGAACCTGGGAAGGTAGCAAGTGGGTTAACTTTACCTCCGTATAATGTGTCTCTGTCTGATTGAGAAAGCTTTCTTTCAGCTGTTACTACACCTGGAATACCACCTCTTAATAGACCTGCAGGAGCGAACCATTCAGCACCTACTCTATCAGTGAAGGCATAAACACCTCCGATTACTGCAGAAGCTGGAGCCCATGTATTCTTTCCTAACTGGTTGTCAGATACTTTAACCCATGGCCAGTAAGCAGCTGCATAAGAGCTATTCATACCAGCAGCACTAGATACTGCATTGGCTACTGAACCTCCGTACTTATAAGCATCTACAACGTAGATTGCATCTCCTCTTCCTTCTACTAAGCTGATAAAGCTTGATACTACTGAAGAGTTAAGATCTTTTGTAAGACCTGGTGTTAATAGTACGTTAAATTTATATTCGTCTTTGTTAGCAAGAGATAGTAATGCTGTAGCGTAAGCAGTAGAAGGATCGATACCTTGTGAGTCTGTTGCGCTAGCAATGTTCTGATTAAATGTTGCAGCAACTCCGGCTTGGAATAAAACTCCTTCTGCTGAACCGAATGTACCGTGAGCAGATCCGCTACCGATTACAAACGCTTCAAATGAAGCAGAGTAAGCTCCTTTAGCAGCTCCAGTATTGTCGAAGTAGTCCGGGGTTTTGAATGTTACTGCATCTACATAAACGAATTTAGAAGAGTTTGCATACTCACCGTTTACTGTTACAGCTCCATCAACACCGCTAACTGTCTTATACTGATCACCGATTACTTTGGCGATGTAGTTAGCAGATTTAGGATCTAAAGAAAGGTTAGAATAAGACTCTAGAACGATTTTGTTCTTTTCGTTGTCGTCACCTCTTCTGATAACAAGAGAAACAGTACCCTGTGCTGCATCTACGTTAGTAATTTCCCATCTTACGTTATCGGCTGAACCGGAAACAAGAGCATTGTCAGCTCCTGCTAATGTACCACTACCGCTGTTGTTCATGATCTCACCTTGACTTAGAGTCTTTAAGGTAAACCATGCAGCAGAAGCACTATATACTGTAGCAGTAGCACTAGAGAAAGTATCATCAGATACTCTAGTAACTAAGAGAGAAGAACCTCCTTGTTCGAAGTACTTTTCAGCTGCGATTGTAGTAAAGTGGTTGTAGTAGTCACTACCTGATTTGAAAGTGCCGCCAAATACATTTAGGTACTCGCCTAAAGATCTAACTACAGTAGGAATATTAACAGGACCTTTAGTTGTAGGTCCTACTAAAGCCGTAGAGATCTCGCCAGCAGCTGGGGTGATGAAAGATAGGTCATTTTCTCTTGAAAATACACCTGGTGATAAAATTCTTTCTGCCATCTTTATGAAGGGTTATATTATTCTTTATATAAATATGTTAATGAAGCGCAAAAACAATTAATAGTATCCTGTAGTTATGGAATAGCTTCCAGTTACTCCTAAAGTTACGTTAACATCAGCTAATGTACCTGGATCTTCTACAGCTCCGTTACTATCGAAAGTATAAGCTCTTACTTGTGGAATAATTGAACCTACTAACTTCTTTCCGTCTTTTAGATCGATGTATTGGTCGGCTGTTAAGCGAGTGTCTCCTTTAATCATTGCAAATGCAATCGATCCTGAGAAGTTAGAGTTAGCAACTGCAGCTGTACCGCCGATGCTTAGGTGGTCTATTAGGGATAGGTCATGAGAAGTAACTATTCCGTTACCTCTTGCGATTAAGCTATAAGAAGTATTACCTACCTTAGCGTAATATCTTGCAAAGCCTAACGGTACTGATGGTCTGTCAGCTGTTTGAGCATTTTTACCGATCTCAACAATAGTATACCCGTTTTCTTGAGTACCCCAGGCTGTTGCAGGGATAGTTGCGTAGTATCTTGAGTACTTACCGTCGTTTGTGCCTCTAATCTCTAGATTATACCCATTTAATGTTACTTCTAAAGAGTGGCTGGCAAATGATCCGGTATAAGCATGGAATAGGTACTGCTTCTGTGCTGTAGGTACTGTATCCGGCTTAATCATAAACACTAAGCTTAATGAACCGCTGGTTACCGTATTAAGATCTACATCACTTCCAATAGAAGCAGTAAGATACGTATCTCCGTCTAATACTGCAGCTGATGCTCGATAGTTCTTAGCTATAGTAGAAGATCCAACAGGTTGAGGTGTTGGTGCTGCTAATGCTACAGATGGTACTGTGCCTACAAACTGAGATACTCTAGGAGTATTAGCAGCAGGAGCGGTATACTTAACAGCTTCGTTAGCTCTATCCTGTAGACCAGAGTATTGTAATCTATACTGCTGGGATTGTACAGAGCTAGGCTGTAATAACGATTTTTTATCTTCTAAAGCCATGTGTATGTGAGATTTTTATATAAATAGAAAAAGAGGGCCGAAACCCTCTTAATCTTCCCTGGAGTGCGTTGTGCGCTTATTCTGCAGCTGGCTCTTCAGTAGCTTCCTCTTGAGCAGGAGCAGGAACAAACTCACCAGATTGTAAGTCTACAGTTCCATCACCGTACTTTTCAGAAAGCTCTTTACCGAACGTCTGCTCGGCTTCGCGAAGTTCAGCTAAGAATTTCTTAGCATTTTCAACACGTGCTTCGATACTAAGCTTGATAAGCTCGATTTCGCCGAACTCGCTTACGACAGCACGATTTTTGTTTTGAAGGTCAGCGATCTGCTGTAACTCTTCTTGAGTCAACTTTTGGTTTTCCATGTAACGTTATTTTAATTTAACCGGTTAGTTATATATAAATATAGGAAGAAAAGATTTATTCTCCAACTTCTACTTCAACTTCTTCTACCTTGTAGATTCTTCCAGTCTCGTCAGCAGCTGTCAATTCATCTCTTTTAGCTTGAGCTTCTGCTAAGGTATCAAACTCATCAATAGTGTCTTCTGAGTTAAGTTTCTGTACCCAGATCTGGCGTTTTGCCCATGTAGGATCGTCTGTGTTTAAAGGTACAGGGATGAGCTGTTTGTAAACTCTGTATTTTGTTGCCATTAGTCTTTCTTTTTATATGGAATCAATTGGTTGATATATTCTTGTCTTTTCTTGCATCCGCAATCGGACTTTCCTCTTGCTTCAGCGATCTTTTGTGCAAAACGATCTAGACCGGTAGCATGAGTGGCTCTTGCGATAGTATCTCCTAATCCTTTGTCTTCCATAGTCTCTTTATTATAATTATGGGTAAACATTATTATCCCAGTCCGCAGTTGTTACATCTAGTATTATGTTAAAACCATTATAATCATTTTGACTACTTGCATTACTTCCAAATCGATAATGTATCATATCTGGACCTATCTGTGTTATATCATCAGGATCGGGCGGAGAACCGGAGTTGTACAGGGTTGCAATATTTGTAGATGATGCTGCAAACCCATTTTTATAGCTGAACCATCCTATCCATCCATACCATATACCGGGAGCACCGTTGGTGAGTCCGCCATAGTGATGCTGACCTAGTACCATATACTGATCTCCGTTATAAGCTATACCGGATGGTCCTCCGTTTCCAGTAGCGTTATAGCTCATGTTCTTTAACGCGGTTCCGTTCCAATATACTTTAAATTTATCAGCATTAGCTGATTGGGTACTGTCATATTGAAATACCAGGTGTACAAACCTATTGGCATTAGATTGTCCTGGGTTATCCCAGTTCCACACGTCATTGGAACTTATTCCGGTTGCTCCGTAATTATCTCCGTTATCATCTAAGGCGACGGTCCAACTTCTTTGATTAGTAGACCCACTTCCTGCTGAAATTACAAATTCTATATAATTGTCATTACCGAAACTGTAATTAGGTACATACCCTATAGATACTATATAGCCGTTTGTATCATCTTTTATCCGCCAGAATCCATGTAGTCTTTGGTATCCAGCGTGACCAGCGGCTGCCGAATCTATATTCCAAGGAGCTACCCACATTGAGATTACAAATTTATCTTGAATATCTGCTTGTAAGTCACTGTAAGGATCCCCTTGTAAGGTGTCTCTAGTCTGAAGCTTATCGGTTGCATCGTCACCTCCATCAAAATAGAAAGAAGCGGTTGCAAATGGACACGGTGCATCATGATCATATCCATACCACTCAGACATATTAGCTGGATTGGCTGATAGCGGATAATAAGGAGAGCATGTATTGATAGTAGCGTATGTACCGTTCTCGGCTAAATCTAAAGACGTAGAAGCAGCAGTATACGGACCGCTAGTATAGTTAGCTGCCTGTAACTCTTGTCTAATCTTACCTAATGATATCTCTCCTGAACCTGGTACTGCCATAATCTTATTCTAAATCTGGATCCATTGGTCCTGTCCAAGCTTCGGTAGCAAGTAAAGCAAGAATCTCTTCGTGGTTATATTCTGTATAAGCTTCTGAATAGATAGAAGGTCTTCCGTACACTCCGGCTTCTACCGTAGTAGTTACTTCTTCGTTAGTTTCAAGATCAGTATAGGTATATGAATAAGGCTCTTCTAATACTGATACTTCATACTTAACGAAAGTTTCATTTCCGTCTATAGAGTATCTTAAAGTATCTGCTGAAGATTCTAGAACTTGATTAAAGTCTACGTTCTCTACTTCTGTGGCTGGGATAACTAACCAGCGTCTGTTAGGAAATCTGCTCATAGCTTTTTTATATAAATAGATTACATGTTAAATCGGCCTTTGTATAAATTAAAGTTGTTTCTTACCTCTATGGCCGTAAGTGCTCGGTTATAGTATTTTGCAACAGGTATTTCACCGTGGTACACTTGTCCGCTTGTTCCTGAGTATGCTCGTGTTCCTCCAAGCCAGATAGAAGTAGTATCAGGAGCGCCGCTTTTTGCGGATGTAGCTGTATTACGTAGGCTACCGTTTAAATATATACGTATATCATCAGTTCCATCCCAAGTTCCAACTAAGTGGTAATACACTCCTTTAGATAAACCGCCTACGTCGGCAGCGCCGCCTCCAGATGCGTCTCTTACATACAATCCTACACTATCACCACTGTGCTTATTAAGTCCGTACATACCAGCATAAGATCCCGCAATACCAAATATATTACTTCTATACCCGTTATCCCAAGTTGCTGCAGGATCTACTATGAATACACATTCCATAGTAAATGGTTGTGAATAATTTGAAATACCTACATATGCGTAACCTATAGAATCGTCTGTGCCATCAAATAACATTTGTGCGTTTGAATCAAACGACACACTATTTAATGTAATTTCACTATTTCCTGTCAGATCTAATAAAGCTTGTGTGGCTGATCGTGTTCCTCCTGTGTATTGAGTTGGATGTGAATTAACTTCTGCTTGATACTCTTTATAGTAGAAGTAGTCGTTTAGTCCGCTTTGATTAAGTGTGTAATTACCAATAAAGAATGCATGAGCATGGTTACCGGTATGAGTTATAGTTCCTGCAAACTTACCATCTGGCATAGATGAATCTATATTAGTTCCTCCTGTGTTTACGTAATCTCCAGGTCTGTAGTATGCTCTGGTGCCTGTACCGTCGCCATCAAAGTAAATAAAGTAGTTTTTACCTCTCATATTACCCCAATCAAACACAATAGAATGACAGTATAGAGTATTTGCTGTCATAGATAGGTATGTCCACTGTATAATTCTAAAGTTAGTACCTCTAGCTGTGATGGTAACTTTTTTCCATCCTGGTCCTTTCTCTGGTGCATCTTCTACTGTTGCTGCGGCTCCTTGTCCTGTGGAATGGCAAAACGCAACTCCAGATGGAATTAAATTAGTGGTAGGTTCCCCCTTGTAACTATTCCTAATATCCCCAGTATCGTATGCAAATGTTAATGCATCTGCTCCTGCTACCTTTCCGTATCCGTGTCTTACTGCCATAACTTACTAAATATTAAATCTGCCTTTGATGGCGTTATAGTTTGATTTGACCTCTGAGGCTGTGAGCGTTCGGTTGTATATTTTTGCAATAGGAAGCTCGCCGTTCATAGTTCTACTGTCTCCTCTTCCTATAGAGATAGAAGATGAGTTTTGATACGGTTTACCGGTTAATGTGGTTTCATTTTCTAAAACTCCGTTTATGTAGATTTTCCAATTATAGCCACTATCAAAAGTAGCCACTACGTGATAATACTGTCCGTTAGTAACAGTTGTAGAGGAGTATAAATTATTCTGATTTGCTGATTGGGCATCATAACATATCATGGCAATTAGGTTACCTC